ATAATCAAGACAAGCCACAAAAGTCACACACGTCTCCAAATAATCAAGACACCCCACAAAAGTCACATTTGGGTGCAAATAATCAAGACAAGCCACAAAAGTCACATTTGGGTGCAAATAATCAAGACACCCCACAAAAGTCACATGCAGTTCAAAATAATCAAGACACCCCACAAAAGTCACATTTGGGTGCAAATAATCAAGACACCCCACAAAAGTCACACGTGGGTGCAAATAATCAGGATAAACCACAAAAGTCACACGTGGCTCTAAATAATCAAGATGTTCCGATACCTGCTTCAAATCAACCCTCTTCAGGAACTTTATACAATGGTTGGTGGGTTGAAACTCAACCAGGTGGAACAAGTCAACCTGGAAGTGTCGCCGGTTCTTCAATTTTACTCAATATAGGAAATATAGGAGTTCTTGCGACGCAAGGTGGTTCATTTTCATCAGCTGGGCCAGCAACTGGTCAGTATCAGACATCCGCAACAACATTTTTACAAAGTCAACTTACAGGTACAAACAAAGCATCTATCCAAGCATCACAAGGTGTTATTTTGTTTCAGGCAGCATCAGGTCCTTTCCAAGGTGTTGCTATTAATACAACTCAAATTAACTAACTTAAAACTTTCATTATTAAAAAACACAATGGAGGTGTATACCGAACCAGTAACCTTTTGTATAGTTCGAAATTTCTATACAAAAGATGAACTCGAACTTTTAGGGAAAGAACTTGAAAACCTCAAGCCACATTTTGGAGGTCCAGAAAAAACAGGAACTGCCCATGATGTTCTTGGAAATGTGAAAAAAGACAATATGGGGCTTTTTATTAATGATCATAATCACCCCATATGCAAGTTAAATAGAAAGGTTCTTCGTGCAGAATTTATTCATGACCTTGCGAAAGAAAATTGGTTTTTTTCATATATGAAACACTGTAATCAAGATAATACGCTAGTAAGTTACTATGAAGATTCTGGACACTACAAGACGCACACAGATTCGTCTATAGTGACTGCAATTTCTTATTACTGGAAAGAACCCAAGATGTTTACCGGTGGTGACATTTGTTTTGGAGATTTTGTAGTTCCAGTCACAAACAACTCTCTTTTGATATTTCCATCATGCACTGAACATCAAGTAACTTCATTGACAGGAAGTGGACGATATGCAATTACACAGTTTATAAGTAGAGCCGATGATCCACCCCGGCACATCTCCCCTGATCCTATTCGGCGTTTTACGAATATTTTAAGTATAAATGAGTTTAAAAAAGCAAAGAAAATTGTAGAAAATGGACGGTGGACTGCAAAAGGCTCATCTGGAAATCCTGATAGTCAAATTAAGTTTTTATACATGGACCTTATGGATCATGACTTTTTCTCAAAGGAACTTTTGAACAAAATTCGTCAACTTACAAACCATGAGTTTCAACTCGACAGAGTGTATGCAAATGGTCAATGGTTTGGACTTGATGGGTCGTGGCACCAGGATAACCCCGACCACCGTGCGTGGACATTTTTGATTTATTTGAATGAAATTGAAGAAAGTGACATTGACGAATATGGTGGATGTACAGAGTTCAGAGAGAATGATAATTGTGTAAAAGCTATTCAGCCTGTAAGTAATTCTGGTCTCTTGTTTATGAGTAACTTGTTTCATCGTGGAAAAGGCCCGTCACGGTTTCACTCCGATATGAGAATTACAATTGCGTGGAAACTTCGGGAAAAGAATAGTTGAAAACCGTAATGGGTACCTACTTGATGACATCAAGAAAAGGTATTTACCTTGATTTTACAAAAAAACTCTTGGATGGAAAATTTTTTGGTCTCACACACCGAGGCTCCACATGGTATGCTTTTGGAACTCATGCAAATGAAATAACAAACCCTTCTTTTAAAGGATATATACTTCAATTTGAACTTGACAGTGATGGGAACATGATAAACCAAAAAGAAATTGTGAATGGTCTTGATAACGGGGTCCATCAAATATGTATATGGAGAGATCATTTATATATACTCGAAACATACATTCAACAGATTACTGTTATTAATTTGGATGACCCGAATGAAAAAAGAATAATTTACCCTTTTGAAAGAGCAATTTCGGCGTGGTATCACACAAAAGGACACCAAGGAAGTTATGAAAATTACAAACACATGAATGCAATAACGGTTCAAGATGACAGATTTTATATTATGTGCCCTCACTTGAAAAATAAGATTGAACATGGAAAGGCGACTCAGGATAAGCACCCGTCACATATATTTATGTTTGGTCCCGATTGGAAAATTATAGACAAATTTGACACTGGTAGGTATTTTTGTCATGATCTAGTCATTATAGGTCACGAAATTTATTTTTCAGATGCTACAAATACAATTTGCAAGTTAAATATAGTCACACGTGAAGTTAATGAGATATGGACAATTGATCCAGTATCACCCGATTTGCGTAAAATTTGCAGAGGTCTTTCTATGGATGAACGTGCAAATATACGTGTAGGAACTCATGACTTTAAAGATGAAAACTTTGTTGTTGACCCCATTTCTAAAACTCAAATAGTAGTTGATGATACGCCATGTTGTATAAAACGAATAGACGGGTCAGATTTCAATGATGAAACAAGTAATCTTAAAAAACCATTTACTCTTTCATTACCGTCTCACACTTTTAATCAAACTACACGTATAATAATAAATGAACTTAAAAATGTACACAAGGAACAGAAACATGAAGGTTCTGTTTTTCCAGATATAAAGAAATTTTTAAATCCAAATTTATCATCTGGACAAGATTTACCAAATAACATTAATTCTTGTATCGTTTTACCAGGACTTTCAAAAAAGATTCCTTTACCTCATTATTTAGTCGAATCTGGGCCTTTCTTTCTTTATCCAAAGGGTCACATCATAAACTGGCACACAAATAAATGGAACCTTGAAGAAGATGAAGAAATACTTAAATATAGAATGTACACGGTAAGCACAACTGGAAACTCATATTTTCTATATAGTCATCCAAATTCTCATAAAATACATGCTATAAAAGACATAGACGGCACAAGTCTTGTATTCAAGTTAAACCCTGGTGGAAAAAACTTTTGGCACGCAGTCATCACAATGTCTGGAAGTAGACTTTCATATGGTGTGAAGTTTTCCAAAGAAAACCTTAAAACACTTGGTATTGAAAACATATGGAACGAAGAACCGGAAACATTTCGTCTCATCTTCAAACCAGAACAAAAGGAATTCTTAGGCCCACAAAGAATTTCTGAATTTTTAAATGAAAATGAAATAAACCAAATAAGAGTACGTTTACAAGACTTTGATTTAACATATGCAAATTTTGGAGGAGGAAAAAGGTCTGATAAAACAAGAAAAAGTAAGATTTTTTTCATTCCAAAAACTCACGAATTCTTCAACTTGTACAACAGTATATTCAAAGAAGTTGTAAAGTTTAATAAAGACTACTTTAAATTTCAACTTACAGAAATTTTAGGACACATTCAATACACGGAATATGACGAAAGTTATCAAGGACACTATGACTGGCATCTTGATATAGGAAGTGATGATAGTTCTTTAAGGAAAATATCTGTTGTCATTCAGTTAAGTGATCCGTCAGAATACGAGGGAGGTGAGCTTCAAGTCCAGAATGGACAAATTCCTTATAGAACATGTAATAAAGAAAAAGGAAGCATGATTATGTTTCCGAGTTTTCTACTTCACCGTGTTACACCGGTGACAAAGGGATGTCGTCGCACTCTCGTTTTATGGGTGTCAGGGCCCCCGTTTACTTAATTTCTAAAGTATAATTAGATGTCCGAGAGACTTATTTTTGCAGATTCAAGAAACAGAGACGTAACACTTTATCCATATGGAAATTCATACACATTACACCTGACCACACCGATAAAAAATGTTTCACGTGTCGATCTGGTCAGTCTTCGTGTTCCAAATACAATGTTTAATATACTTACCGGTTCAAATGTACTTATGTTACCCGGAGTATCAAATGTTTCAATTAATCCCGGGTTTTACTCTGCAGGAGGTATAGCAAGTACAATTACAGCCTCTGTAAATAACGCCTTTTCAATGTCATATCTTTCAAATGAAGGAAAGTTCATCTTGTCAAATACATCGCAATTTACATTTAAAGTAACTAATTTACAACTTTCAAACCTTATAGGCATCACAGATTCAACAACATTCAATTCATACTCTGCAACTTCACTTGATCTATGTTATACGGGTAAACAAATCTTCAAGTCAAACACATTGATACACATGTCTGTAAATGAGTATATATTTCTAGACATAGATGAACTCAAGACGCCAAGTCACATTGATGCAAAACCAATTTCTGGAACATCTGGAACTATATCAGGTTCAAATATTAATAGGGCATTTGCACCTATAATGATGGATGTTCACTCTGGTTCAATGAAAATTTATGAAGAAAATGCAAATTATAGAATATCCGTATTTTATCCGGAGCCAATAAACAGCCTTCAGAGGCTTACTATTCGATGGTATGATACGAATGGAAACTTGATAAATTTTAGAGGTGTTGACAACCATGCATTTATACTCCGTGCACATCTTGATGAAAAACCCCCACTTCCACCCCTCCCTCCGTTGCAAGACGTTGAAATTAAAAGGATCGTGGAGGCAATGACAGTGTCGCCTCCACCACCCCCTGAAAAAAAGAAAGTTCCATGGGTGCTTATATTTTTCATTTTATTAGGTGCATTTATTGCCTGGAAGTTTTGGTTACAATCTAAGCCCGGGTCACTGCATACACAGGCTGGGCAGGTTCCTGGATCTTCACGTTGAAGGCCAAAGCCTTGATGGCGAGGTACACGACGATGGCCAGCAGGGTGGTGAACAGCGCACTCAGAATGTAGTACTGAGCACCGTTCTTGGACACCTGAACCACCTGAGAGATGATGAAGCGAACCACATCCATCCATGCAATGGCACTGGCAAAGGAGAAACCGGCCACCACGGAGTTCAGAGACTGAGACTCGAGCTGAAGAGCAACACTGGAAAGAAGACCGGCCATGTTTATTATTGTATACGAAAAAAAATATCATTCGGGTCCCAAGGTTGGGGCTCATCCTCATCTTCATATTCCTCTTCCTGGATTATGTAGGAGTACTTTACTGTTGGCTCAAGTTCCTCTTCAGTATCTTCCTCCATCTAATTATCTACCTGTTTGTCTATTGCGTTTTTCAACGCACGTTCTGCTGGAGTATCAGGCTCCCAGGTGTTCCATGTATCTGCACACTCGTTCATTTTATTCGCCATGTCATCGTCACCTGAGTATCGAGCCCACTGAAGTTCCTCGTCATCAACAGTTTCCCACGATCCATCCGAGTCGGTGTCTTCATCATCATATATTTCAGGAAACAAAGAACCCACCTGACGTCCAGTAACATTTCGGGCTGCATACATCATTCCCATGTGCATATCCTCAGCCATGACAGTGTCCCGTCCACACGCCTTGGCATAGTGAGCTGCAAGTACCGTTGCCGATTCCATAACCGGCTTGAAGATCTCAATGGAAGATTCTAGGATCCCCTCCTCCATTTTGAATTTTAAATCAAAATTGCTTTTAACTAATGAAAGTTGGAGAAGACCATGGTTGCACTTGAATTGCTTATGTACATAAAGTTGTAGTTTACTGCATATATACGTATGTACCGGTTTGCAGAGCTCGGGTTCAGTGTAAATTGGAAAATTTGGTTTTTAATCATGGACATGTTGACGGCTCCTGTAGGGTCATCGTATTGTTCAGGATCGAGACTGAAAGAATACATGTAAAATATACGACTCGGAAGACGGGTATGATACTCGAGAGGTTGGATAACCCGTAAGAAAATAGGAGACCCCACATCCTTTGACACTCGTTCAATTGTATTAAAATTAAGAACTAGTTGACTGAGTTGTTCATATGTTGTTCCGTTTGAGGTGTAAGTATTATTTGTCGTATAATCGTACCCAACAGCCGAGTCGTTCTGAAATACAAAAAAGAGTTCCTTGACTGGGTTTAAAAACTCACCGAGACACTGAATTTGTGTGACCCCCTGTGGTGCAAAAAATTCTTCTCGCTGAACCTGTTCTACAAGGTACGTTTGAGGTTTTGAACGTATATAATTTATTTCCTGTTCTGAAAGGTACGTGTACTCAGTGTCAAGGTAGGCATAAAATGAACTCGTATTGTTTACAGGTGGATACGTAAAAACAGTTGATGGATTCCACACAATTCGAAATGTAACATCTCCTTTGAAGGCACACAGAGGTAATCCCCGGCGAAACGTGTAAAAAGGAAGAGGAATTGTGTATCCAGAGTTTATTGGGACGGGTTGTGTGAGATATTTGCCTAGAAGGTTTTTTAGAGCACCTTGTTTTCCAGTAGGAATTGTCAAATCAAAAAACATTTCAAGATATTCTCCATAAATACGTTCAATGAGTTCTGATCCAATGTACAACTCGACGTACTGAATCATAAGAGTACCCACAGAATCAAGAACTTGAATTCCCGAACCAAAATCTGGTGGAAAAATTTTAAGGTATGCGTTTGTGATGAGATCTCCTGCACGTGGAATAACAAGAGCTCTTTCTGAACCAAAATTTACAGTGTTATTACCTGGAAATTGGTTACGGATAACACGTGACGCAAACAAGCTTTGCCCTTGAAATTTCTCCACAAAGTATGTCACTTCTGGGTCTGAACTCAAATAAATGTCTTCTTGACCAAGAAATGATAAACTGGCACGCCCGGCCATCTCTATTACACGGTAAGATTAATAATCATTCGAGTTAAACATAAGTCCGGCTATACCGTTCTTTATTGTTAAAACATTGTAACTTATTCCTATAACCCGAAACTGTTTTGTACTCTGGTACGCCGGAGTATTCAACTGCAAGTAAATATCACGTATACGACTAAAGTTTATTTGTCCAAAAGGTTTTGGAGAACTTGGTTCAGTTGTAAATGTATACATGTAGTAATTTCTTGTAGGATAGTTTGTGTAATGGTTAAAAGGTTCTATAGAGTTGAGGTACAGTGAGTCTGTAACGTCTGACGTAAAAGCTTCTGATGAGTTGAATGTCAGGGCGAGACTATTCAAGTTTGAATAGTTGTAAGGGTAAGGAGTTGCATTATCGAGCTGAACTATAAAAAAGAGTTCACGGACAGGATTTATAAAATTAAGCTTGAGAATACCTGACGTAAACTGTGCCGGAAGTTCATATATCTGATACTGACACTGCTGAATAAGATATTCTACTTTAGAGTTTTGAAACCAGTTAATTTCGGGTTGAGCAAGGTACACGTACTCTGTGATAATTGTAGCAGTCAAGGGACTAGTAATATTACGTGTACTAACTGCTGTCAAGTCTTGTAAATTTCTAAGCGTGACATGAACTTCGACATCTTGCCGGCCAAGGGCTGCAAGTGGAAGTGCTAAACCCGAGTTTTGATAAAAGTAAAACGGAAGGTTCACAAAATATGTTCGGCCAGGTGTATAAATTTGAGTTGCGGTATCGTACTTTCCTGTAAGCAATTTGAGACCAGGTTGGTTTTCATAAGGAACATACAGGTCGTTGTACAACTCTATAAACTCACCTGTAAGTGTTTGTATCGTTTGACCTCCAATTACAAGGTCTGCACGATTAATTAACCAAGTTCCAACAGAATCGTAGTAATTGTAACTCACAGTCGGAATAACATTTGATGCAACCGGGTACACACTTATGTACGTATTTGAATACACATTTGTTGTAGAACCTTTTTGATCAGTCACGATAGTAACAGGAACATCGGTTGCCGTTTGTGTTACACGGTAAGGAACAGTCATTGTAATTTGTGGAAAGAGTCCAACAACATCTAGCGTGTATTTTGTAGAGCCAAAAGATACACTTAGAACATTTTCAGATGTTGAAATAACTGCAGTAATCATATACGTTGCAATGTTTGAAAATTGAAGATTTCCTGTAGCCGGATTAATAGAGATAATTCTAGAATTTGTTCCAGAAGGTGTACTGAAATTTGTGTTAAAATTCAAGGGAGTATTTGGGCCACATGCTTGAACTTGAGTAGAAGGTTGAAATAAAATTCCGTTATTTGAAAGGACAGTATCATACCCAGAGTAACTTTGTGCACTCACTTGTGTAACAACATAATATGAGGTGTTAAGTATACTCGTAGCTACATTTGAGTACACATTTGTATAGTATTTTTGATTCGTATTTGTGACAACTATAGGCATTGAAAATGCAAAAGTTGGATCACGACCAACAGTTGAAAGAACAGAGTACGAGTAATCAACTACACTCGAAGCACCTGAAGTGTGCCACACGAGAACATTTGACACATATGCCGGTCCAGACGTTTGATCAAGGTACACAACCCCTGAAATTAACCAAGTTCCCGTTGAACCAAATGTAAATGAAGAATCTATTCCAAGAGTAACTGTTGTATTTTGAGGAGTTTGTATGTTTCCATAAAATGGAACAATTGTTGTTGTTGTGGCTGAAAGTGCGATGTTACTTTTAAACATGTACAAATCATCGACAGGTGTTACGGTTAAATATGAATCAGGTGTAAATTGTGTTACGGCTGATGTAACTGTTGCATAGACATAGTACGTATTTGCAGTATTTGTTACATTAAGAGGCATCAAGAAAGGCATGGATGGGTCGGGTGATACACGAGCATCACAACTGTATGCAAATTGAGGAACTATAGGCACTGGTGCAATTGCTTCCTGCGTGTCTGAACCATATGAAAGGTTAAGAATAGAACCAGTTCCAAGTGAAAAACCTGCACGTATCATGTAAAAACCTAAATTAGTAAACTTCAAACGTCCGTTTGTAGTTACTGCATATGTCGATACAGTATCTTGATTTGACCATTTGTAAAAATTAACAAATTGTTGTGCTGTACCAGAAATTGAATACGTTTGACCAGGTACAAGTGCCAAAAAAAGACTTGTACGTGTATTTACTGATGGTAAACCTGTACTTCGAATCCAACCAGCCTGTTCAAGTGTAAAGTCAGAAGTTTTTGCTACATATGAGGTATAATTTGCAGTTAAATTTGAAGGTGCTACATTTGGCGTCAAGTTTGATGATGAAGAAACTGAAAGATTGTAAACTAAGTTTGATGAATTTACAGGTGAAACTGCACCGAGCTTGGGATCAAGACCCCAGAAAATACCATTCGAACCGTCAACTTCTAAGGTTGCGCAGTTTGAAAAAACAAATTGATTTGTTGCATTTGAGTAACTAAAGTATTGTTGTAGTTGTGTACTTATCCATGAAGACTGATTATATGTAGAATAGTATGTTAAACCTTGTACTGGCAGTGCATAATATCTTCCGTTGATGAGAATATGTGGATCATTTGTGACACTTGCAGGTGTAGGCCATGCCCAGAAGGTTCCTGGATCGAATAAAGGTGGTAAATTCACCTTGAGTGTAAGTGCTCTTACAAGATCTCCTTTAAACGGAATTTTACATATATTTTCTTGTCCGTACACAACTTGCTGGTTCTCAAAGGGAATGTCGTAGGCTTCAAGCACAAAGGGTGTGTGACGTTTGTAAACACCGGAAAAATAGGTTACTTGTGGTGAACCTGTAAGGTACGCATCCTGTTGTC